GCCATCTTTCGGGCGCAGTATTTGAAATATCCGCTCTTTCGGATCTCGTCCGCCACCGGCATGATCTGCTTTGCATCCACAAAACCGACCGTTCCCGAAACAGGCTCGATCATTGGAACCAGTTCACACCCGCAGTACCGGATACCGATTCTTCCGGTCACGCAGTCCATTTCTCCGTCTGCCGTGTCGTCCAAATCCATCCCTTCGATGTGATGGAGATCATCCGGGCAGTCATTATCAAACTCGATGTCTGCCCATTCCTTTTTGCTGATGCCCAGGAGGGTTGCCAACTCACTTTCATTTTGTGCCTTCGGAAATCCGGTCAGCGGGAAGATTGCCGTTTTGGTTCCAATGTACAAATCATAGGTTCTGCAATCGTCATAGAACACTTTGTAGAGTTTACAGTACCCATCTGCCTTAATGAGCTTTGCGATTGCTGCCAGCTTCATTTGCTTCTCCTTTCAATTTCGATAGCCTGAACTTCAAACTTTTCGTACTCCGGGTAATGATTCTCGGCCTGCTCCTTGGCTTTTTCAACAGCCTGTTCGGCGCTGTCCGCATCCAGCCGGTACGGCAGCCAACCCGGCCACCCACCAGCACCGGTCGCTTTCAGCAAAATGTAGTACCTCTGCATCGGTGTGTTCTCCTTTCAGTTTTGGGCAATCCCGGAGTTGAACCGGGCCGGGCCTGTTCCCATGCTCACAAAAAAGGCCGCCGCAGCGGGCGGCCTGTGTCAGGAGTTGTGCGACCTTATTTTCAGAATTTTCTTTGCTTCCTCTGCGTGGAGAAGGACGCTGTCCTGGCAGGTCATACCCGGTTCTTGCAGCTCATAGAGTTTGCACTCTTTCGTGCATCCCTTACTGCCTTTTCGGGCCTGCTCATTACACGTTATAAATCGTGCGGACAGAATCCGTGTCAGTGTTTCATTGTCCATCATGCCACCAGATACAGCCAAAGGAATTTAATCAGTGCGGCCGGCACAAAGAAAATCAATGCTGCCCACAGTGCCACAGCTGCCAAAACCATCAGAACACCCAGTGTTTTCACAAATCCGTCCATATTTTTATTCTCCTTCTTTGATAATCCAAACTCTATGCGTCCCGTAGCCATTCCAATTCAGGGCATCTTCATGACTGCCGGAAACCGCCACATCCAGGTGCTTTCCCTGGATTCCTGCCCCCTTGTCCTGAACGATCCGCACTCCTATGTCCTCGATATAGAGGATGGTTCCAAACGGGAACACATCCGGGTCAGCCGCTACCGTCACGTCAGCTTCTACCGGTGCACCGCTGGCTGTGATCCCGGTTCCTGTGCCGCAGATATGCTCCCGCTTTTCGGTACAGTAGGCCGTGCAGAGAAAATCGCCAGCATCCTCAACCAGCAATTTTCCATCCAGTCGGTCCCGTGCTTTCAGAGAATCCCGCAAGGTATCTGCATACCCGGCAACTTCGCCTGCCGCGCCTTTCCAGTCCTCGTACATGGACTTGTAGATATCCCTCTGTGTTTCCAGATCCGTGATCCGGTTCTGCATCAGAGCGGCTTTCGTGCAGCTTGCAAGTTCCGCCGCAAGAAGCGCCGCAATGATTGCCTTGCTTATCGTTTCTACCTTCACGTCTTTTCGTTCCCTTCTGTTTTGTCGAATGTGATTGGTGCGTGCCCATGCTCTTGTGCTCGGAGTGTTCCGGTTATCCCATGCGTAACTTCCATGAAACCGCCGCTCTGGTCATTCAGCACCGTATTTCTTAACTCAAATAGCGTCTGATCTTGGTGCGTTGCCAATGTTGCCGAAAGTTCTTCTTGGACAAGCGGTCCCTTTCCTCCGCCGTCACATCCGCTGCGGATCTTCATTGTGTAGGCTTCCCGCTGCCTCCCCCCCCCGCAGGGTTTTGTTGCCACCATTCGATCATGCCATGAATAGCAGTCAGTAGTAAGTCCTGTAACTTCTTCCCCCTGCGGGATGCACGGTTCAAAATTCCATTCAGTGCCTTTTCGCTCAAAAACGACCACTCCGGCGGATTCTCTACGAGTATCGCAGACAGCATATACTCTGCGCCGGCGCTGGGGGATTCCCCACCATTGAGCATTGACAATTCGATAGGCAACAGCTCCGTAGTTTGCGAAGCCCCCCCACTTGCCATGTTGGAGAATAGACTGATCTGCTCTACCTCCGGCAAACTCTCTGAGGTGTAGTAATTCGTTGAGGACAACTTCAAAATCCTTTCCTTTGTTCGATGACAGGGCACCGGGCACATTTTCCCAGATGACGAACCGTGGATATTTTCCGCCGGTCGCCAGCAGCATTTCCCAGATAATGCGTATTGCCTCCCAGAACAATCCAGATTTGGCACCGTTAAGTCCGGCACGTTTTCCTGCAATGCTCAAGTCCTGACATGGGCTTCCGAACGTTATGATGTCAACCGGTTCAATCAGAAAGCCCTTGATGTCCGTAACGCTTCCAAGATGCTTCATGTTCGGCAGATGCGTCTTTGTAACAGCAATGGGGTACGGCTCTACCTCGCTTGCCCAGACCGGATGCCCGCCGCACATTGCGGCGCACAGCGGCATTGTTCCGCTTCCATCGAACAGGCTTCCCAGCTTTATTTCTCCGGGCGGCTTTCCCAGTTCGCGGAACGCGTTCTTTACAAAGAACAATGCGTTTGGTAGCGCCATTCCGTTGCCCCACATTGCGTACTCTGCCGCCCTGCTGTGCAGGCCATCATGCCAGCGCATCAGGGCACGCCTGCCTTCTTCGCTGTCTGCCTGCATCATCTTCCGGTTCGGCTTTTTCCCCTTGATCTCGCAGTCCTTTGTGTAGACCTCACGCCAGAACGGCAGTTCCCGCAAGTCGGTCAGTGGTTCAATTTCTGCCCATCCGTCCGGGAAGCCTTGCAGTCTGCCACACTCCATCGGAATCAGTCTGCGCACGATCCAGTCCGGCGTTTTTCTTTGGGCAACTTCCGGGCCGCTTGATGTGCCATCATTTTTCTTCGTGAGAGTAGCCGCAGTGTTTCCAGTAACGGCTCCGTTGTAGAGGTCGATGCCGACCGTATTTTCAGGCAGCGGTTGGAGCACCGGATTTATGTAGTTCAAACTCCATCCTCCTTCTCCCTTTGCCTGAAGTGTTCCGCTGACCTCTCCACCAAGACAGTGATGTCTTGCATCGTAGGCAACGGCGTGCCGGTCCACCGTGTTCAGTGTGAACGAAGCGTTTTCTCTTACTCCGCATCCGTTCTGATTGGTATTCCGGTCAACGAAATTTCCAGCCATACAGTACGCCCCGGCCACGATAGGCGCTTCATGGTCGCACGTTAGGCATGGGCAAGTTTCGTTCAGTGTGTCCGCCGATGCCTGACCGGATGCTCTGCAAATTACCGGCCCGCTTTCACAGATTTTCATGCTGCCCCCCCCGCTGACCAGAATCGCCTGCGATCTCATAGCCGATGCACTGTTCAGCAGTGAGGGTGCCACACCATCCACGCTGTAAACTCTTGCACCTTGCGGAAATTCCGGTGTCAGACATTCAAGTTTCATTTCGCTTTCCTCACTTTTTCTTGCACGGACGACCAGCATCGAACTGGTACTCCTGCTCATGGGGGATTAGGTCAGAAGCAGGTTCATCCATTATGCGTCCGCATATCAATCCTGCCCGGCAAGAGAGTACCGGGCAGGGCGGCCATTGCAGTGGCCTACCGCTTTTGTCCTGGGCGGATCAAACAGGGCATTTCTGCGCTCATGCTGCGGCGCACCCATTCCCGTCAGCTCCATGCGGGTGCGTCTTTCGCGGAAATGGCAGCCCGGTCTTTCACCGGGCTTGAACGGAAAGGAGGATGCTGCTGTACAGCACCATTCCGCTATGCCGGACGGCTGATTTCCTGACCGTACCGGCTTCCATGGAAAACTCAACTCGGCGCATACAGGGTCCGGCCCTGCTTGCAGCGCTCAATGCCTAGAAAAAGCGCCATGCGCCATATAAAAGCAGCCCCGCTTCTGCGGTGCAGGGCTGCTTATTTCACGGTTGAGAAGAACCATGCTTTGTATCAGCGGTATTGTTTTTCTCGTAGTGCTCGCACTCCACGTTGTAACCACTGCAAGGCGCGCACCGGGCTGTGGTTATCTTGAATGTGTGCTTGCACTGTTCTTCAGTACCCTTTTGTTTTCCCTTGTGCAGGGATACTCTGGTATGTGTACTTCTTGCCAAGCTCTTGATCTTCCTTGCTTTATATAAATAGATGTTTCGGCCCAAAGGCTTTGGGTTTCGACGCTTGTCCTGCACCGCTTCCCAGCGCACCGGTGGATTGAAGTTTTTCCGCAATTTCATCCAGATTTTGAAACTGCTGAAGTCGCTTTCCCATGTTCCGAATGTTTCATCCATCCACTTGAACATTTCTTTTACGGCTTCTGGCAATTCAAATTTTCCATCACATAGGGGTCCCGGCACTTCCTCAACATCCGGCATGGTTGTCGGCAGTTCTATTCGCTCACCATTCGGAAGATCATAGTAGGCGGTGCCTCTGCTCACTCTTCTACCTCCATGATGTGCGTTGCGATCATGTCAGCCATGTGCAGGCACAGGGCTTCCGGGCAGCGGTCGTATACTTTGCCAAGCGTTCCCCAGTCCTGCTCTCCGCTATATGCTCCCATGTGCCACCTGATTGCCAGGGCTTCCGTGTCGGTCAAGAAAATCCAGTCTTTGATAATGCTGACGGATGCTTCACCGTGTCCCATCAAGTGACTATCTTCATAACGGTAACTGCCATCCGGCTTTTTGATGTACTGCCCAGCCTTGCAAACGTCATGGAGTAACGCGGCGGTCAAGACTGCGCCCTTATTGCATTTTGCAAACTGCGGCATCTTGTCGCACAATTCCAGGGCAGCTCTTGCCACATTGAGAGAATGCAGCACCAGACCGCCGGGGACATTCAGGTGATGCTTCGCGCTGGCCGGGGAATTGTAAAAGTCCAGTTCTTCCAGCACCCGCATCAGTGCCATACCGCCGCGCCTACCCTCAATAGCCCGTACCAAAAGGCTGTTGAACTGGTCTTTCAGCGAGATTCTTGTTGCTTCATCCATAGGTCGTTCCCACCTCTCAATCCCAGTCCCGGACTTCATTGTTCCAGTCATAAGCCTTTTTGACCAAAGTGTCCAGCAACACCGGCACTGCCCATGCAACGGCAATGAGATCTGGGTTGTAATTGATTTTGAACAGCCAGCAGACACCCCAGATCAGGGTTGAAAAAATGCCATACAGCACGCCGAACACCAGCAGGCTTTCTCCCAGGTGCAGCGCATCGCGGCGGAAGCGCCGCCAGTTGAATGTCTTGTTGAAGTTGTTGATTGCTCTGTGAAGTTTTTCAAGAATCATTTTTTCTTTCCCTCCATGTGAAACAGACTTGTTTGACTTGTGTACTCAGAAAACCGTTCTTCTTCCAACTGGAAATAGAACGGATCAATTTCAAATCCGATAAAGCCAAGCCCTGCCTCATATGCTGCTATGCGGCTGCTTCCGCTTCCGAGGTGGGTGTCAAGGATCTTCTGCCCTGGCTCTGCATAGTTTTTGAAAATCCAGTCATAAAGAGCAACCGGCTTCTGCGTTGGGTGGATTCGCTTTTCATTCAAGCTCTTGTTTCCCTGCATGGTGTCGCCCTCTGTGATGCTTTTTCCCTGCATCATGCCGGACCACATATACCGGAACATTCTCACTGAGGAAAACAAATTTGTCGCCGCAATCTCGCAATCTGAAAAGCTAGAATTTCCATTGCACTTGTCCCACACGATCCGTCCTGTAGCAAACTGGTAGTCAAAATAGTTGCAGCCCCATACAATATAGTGGCGGCACACTCGAAACAGCTCCCTGAAATACTCCGGCTCTGGTTTACTCCAAGCAGGAGAGACGGGGTAGTCACGGTGTACGCCTATTTTGCTGACTTTGGATCCGTAAAAGCCTCTGCGTTCCGGGCCAGAGAAATACGGCGGATCCACAACCGCCAGATCAAAATAATTATCCGGGAACAGTTCCATTGCTGGCAGGCAGTCCACATTGTAGCAATGGTTCAGCTTGAACACTTCTCCCATGCCTTACTCCTCCGGGCAATCCGCCCGATACCTGAGCCGCTGCTTTGCGTTGTATAAGCGTTTCTGCCCAAGCTCTGCGCTATACCCTGCGCGGCCATTGGCATCCATCTTTCCAGTGTCGCCGCGCTTCAGTTCCTTATAGATGGTGGAATAGTTGAAGCTCATCGCCCTGGCAATTCCGGCAACGCTCTGTCCAGCATTGTACCGAGCTTCCAGCACCTTGCGGTCATCCTGCGTCATGTGTTTTGCCATTCCTGTTCCCTCGCTTTCCTGAAAAATGCGCAAAAAAATAACGCAAGAGAATCCGCTAAGATTTCTCTTGCGTTTTCTCTTGCGTTTATTTTACAAATTCAGC